CGTTAGCCCACGGCAGCAGGTATTCCTGATAGGCCAGCACCGAGCCGCCCCAGACCCCGCCGCCCCAGGTGAAGGCGTTCCACACCCCGCCGGCCCTCGCCGCCGAGGCCAGGGTGACGCTGCCCAGGGTGTTGCCCTGCTCGTCGAGCGCCAGCACCGACAGCGACTGACCCGACGGCATCACCAGCCCGAGCGCCGACTGCACCACCTGATTGGCGGCGGCCTGGTCGTTGTCGGGCATCAGCGAGGTGCGCCAGGTCCAGGTCAGCGCCGCGCCGTTCTCGGTGTAGGTCGAGGTCGCCGTCGGCTGCGTCCGCGACTGCCACAGCTTGGCGTTCACCCCGGAGGCGAACAGCACGAAGTCGTTGACGCCATTGTGGTAGGACGCGATCAGCGCCGCCGGAAAACTGTGCGGCCCGGTCCACAGCTTCTGGGTCAGATCGTACCAATATTCCTCGACCGGCTGGCCGTTGCGGTAGCCGTTCTGCACGCTGACCCGCAGGGTGTTCTGGTCGTAGGCCATGCACATGCGGCTCGGATTGACCGCATAGAGGAACGGCACGCTCACGCCGTCGCCGTAGACCCCGATCGGGTCCGACGACTTGCCGTCCAGGCCGACGATCCGCAGGCCGTCCGGGGCGATGTAGGCCAGGCCAAACGGAGTGCCGCAGATGGTGTTCGGCGCCAGGGTGCCGACCGAGCCGGTGACCGCGTTGGTCGTCAGGTTGGTCGTCGCCGGGTCGCCGGCGATCTGGTAATAGAGCGCGTCCTGCTTGAAGGCGATCAGCGCCTGCAGCGTCCCGCCGACCACCTGGTTGGCCAGGGGCAGGCCGCCCAGCGCATTGACCGGCGTGCTGTCGCCCAGGGTCAGCTGCTGGGTGGCGTTGGTGATCTGCAGCGGCGACAGCGCGTCGGAGAACTGCACCCCGTTGTTGACCGCATAGTAGGCGCGACCGTTGAACTGCTTCACCGCCACCGGCACCGCCGCCAGGCCCTGGCCGTTGGTCTGGCCGGCGCCGTAGACCGGGGCGGCGGTGGTGCCCGAGGTGATGGTGAACGTGACGTTGACGTTCCCCGCGGTGGCGTTCTGCGACATGGTGATGGTCGTCGCGGTCATCGCCGTGATGTAGGTGCCGGCCGGAATGTTGGTGCCGGTGATCGCGTCGCCGACCATCGCGCCCGCCGCCAGCGGCGACGAGTGCAGGTTGATCAACGTGTTATTGGCGTTCTGGGTGTCGCCGATCACCGACGACGTGGTGAAGTTCCGCAGGTCGATCCAGCCGACGAAGTGCGTCGCGCCGTCGTAGCCGGGATGGGTAATCAGGATCCGCGAGCCGACCATGTCCATGGTCGGCGGCGTCCAGTCGCCGGTGGTCGACTGGGTCGTCGGGCAGTTGGCCGAGGTGACGTTGCCGAGCGAGATGAAGGCCCCGCCGACCAGGTCGTAGCAGAACGGCTCCGACTTGCCGGCGAACCGGGCGCTGGCGATCACGCCGTAGGCCCGCGAGCCGACCACGAACAGCGCCTCGCCCTGCGCCGGCGTGGTGAAGCCGGTGAAGTTGGTGACCTGGGTCGCCGCCGGCCGCGGCACGAACTGCCGCTTGGTCGAGGGGTTCGGCACCAGGTTGGCGAGCGCCGCCATCGCCCCCTCGGGCGCGTTCGACCCGTCGACCGCGTCGCAGACGCCGAAGGCGCGGAAGGTCAGGGGCTGGGCGCCGCGCAGGGCCATGTCACCAGCCGATCTGCTTGGTGTTCGGCAGGTTGCTGAACTTCGGTCCGAACCGCCGGCGGTCCATCTTCACCACCGTGGCGCGGTTGATCTTGTCGTCGACCAGCTTGAGGTAGCGCAGCAGGATGCCCTGCGCGCCGGCCGGGCCGTCGCCGAGGAAGGTCTGGCAGCGGTCGTCGTCCGCCTCCTTCATCAGCTCCCCGGCCACGCGGGTGATCAGGTAGTTGGCGTTGGGGAACCACGGCACGGTCGCCGAAGTCTCCGGCGTGGCGATGTCGGCCGGCTGGGAGAAGTAGCGCACGGTCACCGGGAAGGCCCCGGACGGCGGCGGGTAGACGTAGGCCATCGGGCCAGACGCCGAGGCCACCGTCTCGTCGCCGAGCGAGAGGTTGGTGGCGAACCAGTACGGGTAGGCTTGCAGGCCCGCCGACTGCACGGCCATGTCGAACTGCGACAGGTCGATCGGCACCATCGGGTAGCGGACGCCGTTCAGCGTCCAGAACACCGCGTCCTCGTCCTGGCAGCGCAGGAAGTCGGCCGGCAGCTGGTAAGGCCCGCAGCCCTGCAGAAACAGCCCGCTCGGGTCGACCAGCAGCAGGTTGAAGTTGAAGGTATAGGTCTTGCGGATCAGCTGGAAGTCGTAGTTCTGCGCGAGCTCGGACAGCACCGCGTTGAGGTACTGGCCGGCCTGCGACGTCCACCCGGGGACCTTCGCGATAGCGCAGGCGCGGGCGATGATCTGGGCGGACGTCAGGGCCATGCGGCTACCCCACCTTGGCTTCCAGCTCGGCGATTTCCTCGTCGATCTGGGCGATGCGAACCCGGCGCATCTCCGTGTTGGCGTTGAGGTTCTGAAGCGCCACCTCGCGCTCGCCGGCCTGCTTGACGGCCTCCTCGACCAGCTTCTGCACGTCGGCCTCGATGCGGTCGATGGTCGCCGCGCGCTGGCCGACCGGCTTGTAGGCGCCGCGCCGGCCGGTGTTGGCGTGCTCGGCGTAGCCGGCGTCATGCTCGGCCTTGGCCTTGCCGCGCAGGTTGATGATCTGCGCGTCGCGGGCGTCCGAAGCGGCCTTGTAGTCGGCCTCGACGGCGACCAGGTCGCGCTCCATCTGCACCATCTGGCCCTCGACCTGACGCTTCTCGGCCCGCAGTTCGGGGATCTTGCGGATCGCCTTCTGCCGGTCGATGAAGCCCATGATCCGGTCCATGGTCGCATTGACCGCGGCGTCGTCCTGGTCGTCGCCGATGAAGTGCTGGACGGTGATCTGCCGGTCGTCGCCGAGGTTGGCGATGATCGAATAGCCGATGGCGGTTTGCGGTTGCTCGGCCATTACGCGGCCTTCCCGCTGAGCACTTGGTTCTGTGGCCGGCGGAAGCGCTCGGCCATGCCCTTGCCCTCGATCTCCAGCTGGTGGTTCCAGCCGCGCGCCTGGATCTCGCGCAGGGTGTCGGCCACATGGCGCGGGACCTTGTAGGTCTGGCCGTGGTGATAGACGTGCTGGTGTGCGCTGCCGAGGCCGAGCGTGATGCAGTTGGAGTGCTCGGCCAGGTCGAGGGTGATGAACACCAGCTCGTCCTTGACCGGGTCGCCGGTCATCTGGCCAGCGGCGCCCATCAGCCGCTCCTCCTCCTTCTTCTGGAGGTCGGCCAGGGCTTGTTTCTTGCGCTCGGCGGTGACCTTCAGGTCGGCCTTTTTCAGCGCTTCGACCTGTTCGGCGACGGTGAGGATCGGATGGTTCGGGTCGACGCGGTCCGCATAGGCGGCGTCGATCTCCGCGGCCATGATCGCGGCCTCAAGTTCGGTGTCGAGCAGGCTTTCGGCCGTGGGCTTGTCGCCCCCAGCGGGAGTCTTGGTCATGGTGGTTCCCCGATTGGTTCGAACCGAAAGCCTACAGCGACGCTGCTATGCCGTCTAGCTATGGGTCCAGGCGGCGTTTGCTATCGAGTTCGCCGAGACCAGGATCGGCCAGCCTTGGCTGTCGATGGCGACATAGTCGCCCGGCAGTATCTGCAGCCAGCCGCGGTTCGGGACATACAGCGAGCCGGCCTGCACGAACGAGCCGGGGATCACCGGATGGGCGACGTTGAGGTCGTCCTTGATGCTGTCGACGGTGGCGACGTCGGCCGCCGCCAGCGAGCCGATGCCCGGCAGAAAGGCCAGAGCGGTGAGCGAGTTGTTGGCGGTGGTGCCCAGGGTTTTGGTGGCCATCAGATGGTTCCTTAAAGAAAAAGCCCCGGCCCGTTAAGGCCGGGGCTAATGCAGCCGGTCAGTCGTTGCCTAGGCTAGACTTAGCCGAAGGTGGTGGTCAGCGCGCTGACGCCCTCAATGCGGGCGAAGAACTGCTGGTTCTCGATCAGCGTGCCGTAGAACATCTTCCAACCGACCACCCGGATTTGGTTCAGCGGGTCCGACTTGTCGGCCCCGGTCAGGTAGGTGAACTTGGCGTTGTCCAGCACCACCTGGCCGTAGGCGCCGCGGCCGAGGACGAACGTCGGGTAGACGGTCAGGCCGGTGGCCGGGGCGGCGGGCGGGGTCTGGGCGACGCCGGTGCCGGTGATGGTCACGGTCTGGTTCGCCGCCAGCTGGGTCGCCTGGCCGGCCATCGGGCCGGTCGTCGGGCCGAGCGCGCAGAGGCCGAGGTTGGCCGGCGAGGACGTGGTGCCGATGTAAACGTTGAAGGTGAAGCCGGTGATGTTCGGCAGCGCCACGGTGATCGAGCCGTTCGGGCCCGTCACCGAGACCGAGTTCGACACCTGGTAGATGCGGCTCTCGTACTGGTTCTGGGTGTCCGAGGCGGTGACCTGGACGTAGTAGGTGTTGGTCGCCAGCGCGCCGGTGGTCGCGGCGGTGCCGTTGACCTGCGCCACGCCGGTGAACGACGGGATCATGTTGGTGGCGCAGAAGCGCATCCCCGACCATTCGCCGACCTCGTAGTTGTAGAGGCGGTTGAGGTCCGAGTAGGTCCAGGCCAGGCGCACGTCGCTGTTCTGCCGGAAGTCGCCGACCACCAGGGTGTGGATCAGGGCGACGTAGTGCGGCATCGAGCGCGGGCTTTCCGACGCCCGCGACCCGCCGGCTTCGGCGCTGATCTTGGTGTCGGTCTGCTCGTCGCCCATGTAGCGCGGAGCGCCGAGGGTCTGCAGCGCCGCAACCGTGCGGATGACTGTGGTGCTGTCCAGCACGTCGCCGGCCACCAGCGAGGCTCGCGAGCCGCGGCTGTTGACGTAGTTGATCTGCGTGCCGGCCATCAGGTTGTTGAAGGTGTTCCGCTCCAGGGTTTCCGACATCTGCAGGCCGCAGAGTTCGGTCGCCTTCTTGAACAGCGGATGCTTGATGGTCATTTCGGCCACGTCGGTGATCGTGACCTTGTCGCCCCACTGTTGGGCCGTGGCCGACACCTGGGCGATGGTCATGGTCTCGCCGATCGGCGGGACGCCTTCGCTCAGCGGCGCGAACGGCAGCGGCAGGCGGTTGTAGCGGGTCGCCGTGTAGGTCGTCCCGCGGCCCTTCGGCAGCTCCAGCGGATCGCCGAACTGATACGCCACCAGCTGGCGACGGGCCAGCGGCAGGGTTTCGTCTGCGATGTAGGCTTCAATATCCGCGCTAAAGGCGGAAGCCGCATTGGTAGCCATGTAGCACCCCCGTCAGGGACGGGGGCGACAGGCCCCCGTCAGATTTCCAAGTCCGCCAATCGGGCGCGACGCGCCGCGGCGGGATCTGCGCTCCGGTTCCGCGCCGCGGGGACATCCCCGCGACCCGACGCCGGCCGCGCCGTGTTGCGCTCCTTCCCGGCTTCGGCGGCCCGCTTGCCGGCGGCGCGGGCGCGCGGCGCGGCGGCGAGGGCCTTCTGGCCGATCAGGAAGGCTGCGATGGTCTGCCGGTCGATCGGCTTGCCCGCCGTAACCTGGGCCTGGAAGGTCGCCTCGACTTCGGCCTTGAGGCGGGCCACAGCCGGATTGCTGGCGGCTACGCTTTCGAAGGCGACGCGGTCGTTGGCGTCCCAGGACTGAAATTCGATGCGCGCCAGCCGCTGGTTCATCTGGTGCTCCAGCCGCTCGGCTGGGTCCATCAGCGCCAGGCGCTCCTGCTCGGCCCGCTGGGCTTCCGCTTGCGACTGCTGCTGGCGCTGACTGCGGAGGTCGGCGAGCTCACGCTCCAGGGCGTCGGCTCGGGCTCGTTCCGCGGCGCGCTCGGCGGCCAGGGTCTGGAAGCGGGTGGCGCCCCGGGTCGGGCGTTCCTCTAGCTCGGGCTCTTCGGCGCCGGCGTCGAGGTCGGGATCTTCGTCTGCGTCGGGCTCTGCGTCGTCGAGGGGCTCGTCGTCTTCTGCGGCCTCTGGGGTTTCCAGGTCATCCGCATCGGCATCGTCGAACTCGGCTCCGTCTTCGGTCTCGGGCGCGTAAAACGGGCGCGAGCCCATGAGCATCAATCGCATTGGTTCCCCCTAGCCGGTAACGCCGGCAAATCGAATGTGGCGACTTACGGCCGCCGGTCGAGCAAAGCACAGCCTGCTACAAGCCGCGCCGGATGTCAAAAGCTACTGGCGCGGCATGCCGACCGCGCCGGCGGCCGGCATCTGGTCGGCGTGAATCATTCCCGGCGGGCCCTTGACCCCGCGCGGCGTGCCGGGCTGGCCGCCGGGCTTGGGCGCTCCCGCCGCGCCGGGGCCGGCGCCGCCGGGCGTCCCGGGCAGGCCACCCTGCGCCATCTGCTGCTGCATCGCCGCGTCGGCCTTCTTCTGCATCTGCTGCTGGTGCTTGGCCAGGTGGTCGCGGATCGTGCCGTGCAGGTCGCCGGTCGCGGTCAGCGCCTGAACGTGGCTCTGCATGTGGGCGATGTCGTCGTCGGCTTCGTGGACGTCGACCATGTGGCCGTGCTCAAGCATCTCGTTCTCAAGCTCGGGCGGAATGGTGATCGGGGTTTTCTTCTTGAAGATCAGCGGCGCCAGCCGCGGCCCGAACAGGTTCTCGGCCATCTGCACCAGCATCGGCGCGAGGTCGAGTTCATAGCCGGCGTACATATTCGGCGGCACGCCCTTGATGACGTTGACCCCGGCGATCTGCTGCTGCATCCGCGCCGCGTCGCGGGCGGCCTCGACGCCCCACCACTTGAACGACCAACGCTCGTTCAGCTGCAAGGGCTCGACATCCTCCATCGCCGCCTGCAGCCCCATCTGGCCGAAGACCCGCACGGTGGTGGCCTCGTCGCGGTACTGGTGGTCGAGTTCGGCGAACCAGGTCAGCAGCGGAGTGAGGACGCCCTCTTCCAGGATCGTCACCGCGTCGGCGGTGGTGAGGATGTCGACCTGCTGCTCGTTGGCGATTTCGGCCTGATTGCGCTTCTGCTTGCCGCCGGTCGACTGCGGCACCATCGACGGGTTGACCCCCAGGGTCTGGAATATCTGCCCCTTGATCTGCTCGGCGCGTTCCGCCAGCGAGCGCCACATGTCGGGGAACTGCGCGAACTGGGTGTCCTTCGGCGAGGTCTCCCAGACCGCCGCCAGACCGAGCACCATCGACGACACCCGCGGGTTCTTCTCCGGGTCGGTCATCACGATCGGCAGGGCCGAAAAGTGGCCGGTGTCGGCCGCCTCGTTGACGGTGTCGTTGGCCAGCACCTGGAGGTCGGCGACGCCGTTGTTGACCGGCGGCCGGCCCTTGACCACGCCGGCGATCTTCTCGACCGGGGCGGTGATCACCGGCGGCCGCTCGCACCAGTAGGGCGAGCGCTTGCAGCCGAGGATCCGCTGTTCGCCGGCGTAGTAGGCCCGGGTCAGGTAGTGGTCGCCCTCGACCTTCATCACCGTCCAGGTTTCGAAGACCACCGCCTCCTTGCCGGCCCCCTTGATCCCCGCGGCGTCGGCCATGTCCTTGCCGGTGTCGCGGTTCATGCCCTCCTTGGCGGCCTTCTGCATGGCCTTGATCAGGGCCTCGCCCTCGTCCTTCAGGATCTCGCCGTCGTTGATCGCCTTGCGGATGCGGGCCTTCGACCAGCGCCGCAGCACGGTCACCGATCCCCCGGCGTCGATCGCCTCGTCGATCGAGTTGACGGTGACCGGCAGGATCAGCAGGTCGGCGTCATGCAGCACCTCGACGTGCGGCGCCCCGGTCTCGACCTCTTCGTCCTCGATCTCTTCGTGCGAGCCGAGGTCCATCAGGGCGTCGTCGGGCAGGCCCTTCATCTTCTGGTCGGCGACGGTCTTGCGGCGGGTGATCCGGCGCTTGGTTTCGACCCAGGAGACGTAGAGGCTATACTGGCCCTCCAGGTCGCCGTTGATCATCAGCGCCGGCATCACCTCGGTGCGCAGCTTGGTGTTGCGGACGTAGCCCTCCAGCAGCGACATGACCGCGTGCGGGATCTCGCCGTCGGTGGTGGTGACGTCGACATAGCGGCCCGACTGCGGAAATATCTGGTTGACGAACCGGGTCTTCCGCGCGTTCACCGCGTCGTGGACATACGGCATAAATATCTTGGAGTTGCCGTTGTAGAACTGGCGATCCGTCAGCTTGCAGTTGAACAGGTCCCAGTTGTCCATGTGCTCGTCGGCGCGGGCGCGCTGGTCTTCAAAGCCCTTGGTGACGTCTGCGAAGGTCTCCAGCAGCTTCTTGCGCACGCCGGCGCGGTTCGCCAGTTCGGTGTCGCGCTTGAGGTGACGGGCCATCAACGGCTCCCGAGCATGGACCTGTAGGGACGCCCGTCATGGGTGACCGCATTTAGGGTAGCATCTGCTTCTTCGTCCGTCGAACGGCCAAGCTCCGCGCGCCCGGCGAAGCTCTCCAGCCCTTCCATCAGCGTGCGATAGACACCCTCTTCAGCGTGGTCCGCCAGGATGCCGCCGCTCTTGAGCACGCGAGCATAGCCGCCCGCCAGGGCGTTGAGGGTCCATCGCGCCTGGTCCGACACGAGGAACATTGGCATTGACTGCTTCTCGCGCTGAAGCAGAGAGCGGATATGGTTTCGCGCGCGCTCCGGCGGGACACCATTTTCAACCTCCAGGGGAATCTTGCGCAGCGCCTGGACGAGACCGACGTTGTCGTACTGGCTGAAGTGGCGGGGGCCGGCGATCAGCCGGGGTCGCTGGCCGCAGTCGAGGGCGGCGTCGGCGACAAGCTGGGCGGCTTCTCCGGCGGGGTCGCCTTCGCGGACATAGTCTGCAAATACGCGAAGCGAACCGTCGATGGACTGCACCAGCACGCCGGTAACGCCATTCCCGGTGGCGTTAAGCGACAGCCACACAGGGCGTCCGGGAACTGGTCGCAAGCCTTCACTGACATGGCGGGCTCCGAAATCGTCGTACAGCGGCGCCCCGGGCCGCAGGGTGAGCGCGTAAGCCAGGGCGTTCGGCACGTCGATCTTGCCGTTGGGGAAGCCGAGCAGCTGGGTCTGCAGGTCGGGCAGCGGCTTGGCGAACACCACCTCCCGGGCGGAGAAGAACGGTTGCAGGCCGCGGATGAAGTCGAGCTTGCCCTTGGGCGCCTTGAGCGCCTTCAGCGGCAGCACCACGCCGCGCTTGACCTGCTCCTGGCGGATCGGCTGCAGGCCCCACTGGTTGAGGCCGTCTTCCTCGAAACCCATCCACACCGGTCGGTATTCGTCCTGCACCCTGAACAGGTCGTCGATGATCTCGTTCGGCATCCACTGGGCGCCGATCGCGTCCCAGACCACCAGCTTGCCGCGGATCCACGACCACACCACCCGGCCGGTGTCGGCGCTGGTCTTGTTGGTGGTCCGCGCCGGGTCGGTCATCGAAAACACCGCCTGCCAGGTGCGGACCTGGGGCTCGGTGGTGAGCATGTCGCGCTTGAACGCCTTGGTCTCCGGCGCCTCGCTCTCGCACAGATACTCCTGGCGGAAGCCCTGCACCTGGCCGCGGACGGCATAGCTGTTCTCCAGCTTCAGCACGTCCTCGATCGGGAAGCGGTCGGGCCACGAGCTCACCTTCCGGCCCTCACCGTCGAAGTAGTAGATCGGGTACTTGTGGACGATCCACTCTGGATCCTTGGCCAGGGTCATGGCCAGGCTCTCCGGGTGCAGCGGCGTGGCCGCCACCCGCACCCGCGCGCCAGGGTCCAGCGCCGGCTCCAGGTCGAGGGTGAACCAGTCGATGGTCTTCTTGCGGGCCTCGGGGGTCTTGTTGTCGTCGCGGTTCTCCAGGTCGTCCCCGAAGATCAGGTCTGGCCGCATGTCCTCGTGCTTGATGCCGCGGAGGGACTGGCCTTTGCCAAGCGCCTGGATCGCGGCGCCGGTGCTGAGCACAAGACGGTCGTCACCCCAGGACGGTCCGCGTAGGGGGCCGAACGCCTGCTCCAGCCGCTCGTTGGTCTCGATCTCTCGGCGGATTGCATGAAGCCGTGCGGCAGCTCGGTCATAGTTCTCCCCGATCACCAGGCAGTTCTTGAACTCGCGCAGACCGGCCATGATGGTGATGGCCTCTTCCGCCAGCGTCGACTTGCCGGCGCCGCGGAACACCAGGTCGAGCACGCCGCGCGCCGGGCCGTGCCAGTCGTTCATCATCTCCAGATGGAAGGGCGGCGAGACGTTCGGGTGGCGGTGCGGGAACAGCACGCGATGCGCCAGCGGCCGGTTGGCCTGGAGTTTGGCCAGGATCTCGCGGCGGCTCATGCGTGCAGGACCGACCAGAGCGCCCAGCTGAACACCGCCAGATAGACGACCGCCGTCAGCAGGTTCTGCTTACTTTGGTCCGTCATACGCAAAGCGACCCTTGATATGTCGAATGAAATATTGCCCGGCGCTGCCGGATGCTTGGAATGCGCGGTGAACCTGTGGCGGGACGTTCAGGTAGTCATACTCGTCCCCGTCGCGGAACTGGATCGTCAGCGTGTCCGTTTCCGGGTCGAAGGTGAAGCTCTCGATGTTGCTCGATGCCGGCGTCACCGTCGTCTCAGGACCGTTCATCGGATCGCCTTTCGGGAGGGGGCGAGAGCATGATCAGCCACCAGAACCACACCCCGGCCGCGCCCATCTCAGCCTTGCGGAGGCGGCGCCGACAGCGTCGGCTGAACCGTCTGGCCCTGGAGGCCGCCCTGCGTGGCGAGCCGGGCCTTGATCAGCAGCCCGGCGTTGTGGGCCGCGGCGACGGCGGCCGCCACCAGCTGGTCGACGCCGGCGCTGGTCAGGCCGTTGAGCGCGAACGGGAGCGACGCACCCCGGGTGAGCACCGTCAGTTCGGTGTCGATCGCCTGTTCGACGGCCAGCGCAATCGCCTGCTGATGTGACCCCAGGTAGCTGTCGGCCATGGTGATCGCGTCGGAGGCGAACTGCTTGGCGGTCGAC